ACAACCTTTACTGGAACCATTACAGTTACGGGAACACTGGTGATCGTATGAGCAAGATCAATGTAAATACATGGGAACCTGAAGGCTCTTCTACAGCAGCCACAATGATGGCATCTGGTGATACGGTTACGGTGCCATCGGGTGCGAGCTTGGTAGTTGCAAGTGGAGCGACTATTAATATTACGGGTGCAACTCAGACGGGGTTTCCCACAGGTGGTTTATTGGGTCTTGTGGTTTATACGGGTAATGGAACGTATACCGTAGGTGCAACCGATAACGGAACATCGACAGATCAAGGTCACGCAGATACTACTAAAATAATTATTGAGTGTCAAGCTGCTGGCGGTGCAGGCGCTTCTAGGGGTGGTACTGGCAGCGTTTATCAGGGGGGTTCTGGAGGCGGAGGCGCTTATTCAAAAACATTTCGCAATGTTGCGAAGGATGATGAAATTACAATAGTCGTTCCTGCTGGTCCTGCTGGTGGTTCTCCGGGGTCTGCTGGTGGTGCGGCATCTCTTACAAGAGTTAGTGGTAGTGCATTTGCAACGATTACTTGCGATGGAGGCTCTGCAGGGGGTAGTCCTTCAGGAACCACTCAAGGCAATAGCGCTTCTGGCGCTGCTGCTCCAACAAGTGGAGATATCAACATTGGAGGAGGTATTGGTCCAATGGGTGGGGAAGGTCAGGGTGCGAGAAATGGAATGTCATTCATGGGTGTAGGGCAAGCATTTAATACGGGATCGTCTTCTGGGCCAGGGCCTGTTGGTTACGGAAGTGGAGGTATATGCGGACCTACCTCTTCACCGGGAACTGGTGGTACCGGAGGCGCAGGAATAGTATTGATATGGGAATATGCCTAATGAAAAAATACGCACATATTGAAGATGGAGTTGTGACAAATGTTAGCCTATGGGATGGTGTTTCTAAGTTTGATCCGGGCGAAGGCGTTACTCTAGTTCTTGCCAATGATGACGCAATAATAGGTGGGACATACGATGGTGCATTCCATTATGTGGCCCCAACTCCTCCTGAACCTACTCCAGAAGAAGTAGCCGCAGCCGAAACAAAATCAAGCGCCATTGAAAAACTAAAGGCTCTTGGCCTAAACGATGCTGAAATAGCCAGTATCACAGGAGGATAGTATGGCATCCGAAGTAAAAACAAATAAAATATCCCCTGCGACCTCTACAACAATAAATGTAGGGGACTCTGGAGATACATTAGCTTTAGCAACTGATGCTGTTACTGGGTTTCAAGTTGGATCAGATGCTCAAGGAGATGTTCTTTACCATGATGGTACTGATTATACGAGATTAGCCGCTGGAACATCTGGAGACTTCTTAAAAACCCAAGGCGCTGGCGCTAACCCTGTATGGGCAGAAGCGGGTGGAACTAATACCCCATCCTTTGGCGCTTATCTTGCGGCGAATCAAGCGTATTCCAACGACACTTGGACAAAGATAACAATGAATACCGAAGAGTGGGACACAGATTCTGCCTTTGACCATTCAACAAACTATCGTTTTACAGTCCCAGCAGGTAAAGCTGGTAAATACAGTTTTTCTGTGACAACAACCTTTGATGACACTGGTGGTGGTCAAGCGGTTCGTCATGGTTGGCTTGCGCTCTATAAGATTCCTTCGGGTGGTTCCGCTGCTGCATTCAAGCAGATCAAACAAGACTCTGATGGTCATAGAAATGTTTTGTTAGGGCAGAATTTAACAGCAGTGATTGATTTGGCAGTTGGTGATGCTATTGAATTTTGGGCGTTAATAAGTCAAAACGCGGCAACGGGCGTGACGCTAGGTGGACAAGCAAACACATTTTGCAGTGGGTATAAATTATTATGAGCGAAGTTAAAGTTGACACAATTTCTGAACGCACTGCTGCTGGTGGAGTAACCATTGATGGCGTTTTACTAAAAGATAGTATATTAAACACAGATAATATCGCAGAGAAAACGGCAGCCGCTGGCGTCACCATTGATGGTGTTCTAATTAAGGATAGTGTTCTAAAGATTCCGGGTGGCTCTCCGGGTGCTGATAAAGTTCTAACGAGTGATGCATCTGGTAATGCTACTTGGGTTGCTGCTTCTGGTGGAATATCAGTTATTTCTCAGTGGAATATGGATACTAGCTTCAATGGAACTTCAGACCCCGTTCAAAATTGGACAGAAGCTGGTACGCCAACAACCGGCACTCTTCCGGGAACAAGTGGGATAACTGAATCTTCGGGAGAATTTGCTTTGCCCTCTACCGGTTATTGGTTAATAGCATGGCAAGTGACAAGAGGTGGTGGGGCGAACACTAAATGTCGCTATTATATTGTAACAAGTTCAGCTTCTGGGGTATGGGGTAATCGAACTTACCAAGAAACCACCACCAATAATGATAATTGCCAGTCTGTTTTTATATTAAAATGCGATGACATAGCCGAGAATGAGGTTAGATTTAATTGCCAAGCAGATACGGGGACTAACACAACGACAGGAAGCGGTACTACTTTTTACACTGGCGTAACATTCATAAAATTGGCAGACCTATAATGAAACCAACTCATATTGAAGACGTTTTAATACATTTGCATTCTGGTCAATGGTTTGGTTGGAGTGATGCACGAAATAAGGTATATGAAAATCTTGTTATACACCACGCTGATAAAGAAAAACCAACTAAAGAATGGCTAGAAACCGAATTAGCGTCACAACAGGCGGTATGGGATGCGTCAGAATACACTCGTAAACGAGAATCAGAATACCCATCATTAGATGAACTAATCGTAGCTCTCTGGGAGGGTGTTGTAGAAGAGCGCATGGCAGCAGTTACTAAACTAGAGGCGAAGAGGCAAGCTGTTAAACTCAAGTATCCTAAGTGAGCTTCATAGTTGGAATCGCAAGGATAGCCCATTGGTTTCTTATTCCTTTCTTGATTATATGGATGACAATAGCACCAAACGATATGCTTCCTAATTGTCTTGTAGAGGCAAAGCAAGCCGTGTCTAATAAGTTTAAGGGTAGTTACTTCGGAGAACAGAATGGCATTAGTAGCTATTGAAAAAGTAGGACAAATAGGCATTGCCAAAGAAACCAGCCCTTGGGAACTCCCTTCTAATGTCTGGAGCGATGGTAATAATGTTAAGACAGATGAGGGTTCTATCAGGAAGTCTCCCGGCTTTTCTGAAGTCATGGCTACTTGTCCTATTGCTCCTTACCATATAACTCAAATAACACTAGGCTCTCCAGAGTTTTGGGTTGTTGGTGGGTTAGCTAAGATATACTGTTATGATAATACAGGAACCGTCACTGCTTTAGATGGTGCTATCACTAGCTCTACTACAACCATAACTGTAGATAGTACGGTTGGTTTTGAGGATGCTGGCACTATTACAATAGGAAGTGAAAACATTGTTTATACCGGCAGAACAGATACAACATTTACTGGAGCAACTGTAGCAGGCTCTCATGCTGATGGGTCTACTGTTACCCGTTCTACGATATGGTATGACATAACCAGAGCTAGTGGTGGAGATTACTCCTCTACTGCTGATGACACATGGACATCCACTATACTCGGTGGTGTCCTAGTTATGACAAACTTCTATGATAAACCACAGTATTGGGCCTTAACTAATGGTGTTCCCTTGTCATCTCAAAAGATGCAAGACTTGAATAATTGGCCTGCTTTAACTCAATTAGATGGCGCTATAACAGGAACTGGAGTTCCTAGTCCTGATGAAATCGTAGTAGATTCTACTATAGATTTTCCTACAGCCGGTACATTTACGGTTGGGACTGAAGACATCTCTTATACAGGTAAGACCTCTACTAAGTTTACAGGTATTGGTAGAGGAGAAAACGGAACTACCGCAGCAACTCACTCAGATAACGCTCCTGTATTTATAAATACTTATTGTCGATCAATGAGGGGGTTTCGATCCTTTTTGGTTGCATTAAATATAAAACAAGCGGGTGTTAGCTTTCCAAGGGTAGTAAAATGGAGTACCGAAGCAGCTATTCAGACTACCCCAACAAGCTGGAACGAGACAACAAGCACGGTAGATGCTGGTGAATATGAGTTAGCAGACACAAAAGGCGATATCCTTGATGGTATGCAGTTAAGAGATACCTTTATGATATACAAGGAAGACGCTGTATACTCGATGACTTATGTAGGAACTCCCTTTATATTTGCGTTTAGGCAGTTATCACCTACTGTTGGAGCTATATCAACTAACTGTGTGGCAGAGTTTGATGGTGGTCATGCGATCTTTGGTAAGGGTAACTTTTACGTTAATGATGGACAGCGATTAAAGCCCATCTTACCCCAAAGACTAAGAGATTATGTGTTTACCTCTATTGACGGATCGGAAATTGATAAGTGCTTTGTTGCCGCTGATTACGGTAGAACTGAGATATTGTTTTGCTTCACCGCTGATGGTGCGCCATCTGTAGAGCCTAATAAATGTATAGTATGGAACTATATAACCAATACGTTTACCATAAAAGACATACCTAATGTTGCTCATATGGGATATGGCAATGTAGCTGACCCCGTTCTTCCCTCCACATGGGCGAGCGCTACCAGCACATGGGCAACAATTACTGGTCCTTGGACCATGAGCTATGCATTGCAAGACAAGGTTCTTTTGTTTGCTGATCCTGTTAATACAAAGCTGTACAGGGACAGGTCTGGCAACAAGAAAGATACTGCATTAATGACATCCTATGTAGAGAGAACTGGTTTATCTCTAAATGCTCAAGGGCAACCAGATTTTACAGGTGTTAAGCGCATTAGTGCTATATATCCAAAAATGTCTATCAATGGGTCTGACTCTATTACAGTATACCTTGGAACCTCTATGTCAACTGAGGGTGGATATGAGTGGAAGGATGCCGTTTCATTCAATCCAGATACCCAATCTAAAGTATCGGTAAGAGGAACAGGAAAGTTCTATGCGATTAAGTTCGAGTCCTCTAGTGACATGGATTGGGAGCTTGATGGTTATGCTTTGGATGTAGACAATGTTGGTAACAGAGGTAGTAGGCAATACTGATGGCGACCTTTATTGATCGAGTAGTCAAGAGCGAAACAAGATATGAGCCGGGACCGTTACCAGAAAACGTAGAAGACCTTGGTAATTATCTAGTTACAGAGTTAAAAAGAATCGGAAATATATTCTTTAACCAAGCTACCTTTAGATTAGAGTGTATGCATGTTGAGCCTACACGGCCTCGTAAGGGTGACATCAGGTATGCAGACGGGACTGACTGGAATCCAGGTGGCGGAGAGGGCATATATTTCTTCAATGATAGCGGAGCTTGGACTAAACTTTGAAACCACACTTACTTTATCCTGATGACGTTCCTTATGTCTGGGAGGATGTTGCACCAATGTTAGCTAAAGCAGCGGTACATTCCGAAGGGGAGCTTGAGCCAGAAGATTTTATTGAACCTCTATCTACTGGTGAAATGCAGCTATGGGTAGCCTACGAAGACAATGAAAATATTAATGCTGCAATGGTTACGCAGTTTATACAATATCCTCAGAAGAAAATACTACGAATCATATCTCTAGCTGGGCAAGACTTTAAAGAAATAAAGAGCTTTCAGTCAATGATTGAAGGGTTTGCTATTAGGTATGGATGCACAGCGATAGAGATGTGGGGAAGAAAAGGTTGGAAGAAACTACTACCAGATTGGAAGGATTCATACACCGTGTATACAAAAGAATTACAACATAGGTTACACTAATGGCAATACCACCTAAACTAGCGGCGGCGGGTGTAACGGCTGCTGATTATGAGATGCCGGGATTACTATCTTGGACTAGACCATCAGTACCTGATGTCCCTGTAAACTTTAGAGGGGGCAGCACCTTTGGAAACTATGTACGAAAGTATCCAGACTTAATGGCTGACTTCCTATCCGCTAAAGATAAGCACGGTAAAACCAATATAGCTGAGTATGGTAGGATGCATTGGGATCGGTGGGGTAAGGATGCGGGGTCAAGAACTCTAGGTGAAGCATCTCCATACCTATCGTTAGCTGACCAAATGGATTATCCTTTTGATGCGTCTGGAGCTTCAGCAACCGCTGGCCTACCGATGCCTGACGTACCCGGTTACAAGTATGAGTATCCTAAGTATACTTGGAGATCGGCAGGGGGTGGGGAAGCAGGCGTATGGGAAGAGGCTGGAACAGAAGCCGACATAGATAAGTATCCGTACTACCCTTATTTCCCCGGCAGCATGGGAGATGAGATTAGAGA